GTATGCTGGGTACGTCACTGGTGACACATCCAACAGTTGCCGCACTTTGTCTACGCTGCGCACAGTGCGCTCTTCGTTCCATGACTGCTTGTCAATGGTAAAAGCAAACGACGACTGTGAAATGTCACCGCGCTTAACGCTCTCGTAGAAGTCTCGTGCGTATTGCTGATCTCCCAGCTTTACTTTGTATTTCAACCCACGCTCGTCTGTTGACAGCTCAAGCGTGCCATTGCCTGTACGTCCCAAAATCAGATTTGGGTCGTGGTTAATGAGTGCGCGTACGTCGTTGTCCATGACGTCATCGAATGCGCCTGGACGGATGACCTCGCGGAATGCGCCAAGGTCCGTTTCGCTGTTGAATACAGCTGCGTAGCCTTCAAGCGTCATTTCTTCGCCTTCAGACTCGCGCACCTCAATTGTGCCCATCGTCCGCTTTTCGGCGTCTTTATGCTGGTTGTTGTCCTCCATCGGTTGATACTTTCTCGCTGTACTCGCCTAGGCGGTCCAATGCGATTTGGTTAATCTGTATTGTATGCTGATCACCGCCGTTTACGGGGTTCATTTGCTCTTTGCCGCGCACTTCGTTGATGCTCATAACACCGCTTTGTAGCATCTGCTGATAAAAGTTGGTGCGTGCGGCCAAATCGCCTCTGTACAGGTCGTTCATGTTGAACTTGCTGTACAGCTCTGGGCGCTCAAAGCTCTGAATCAACTTGCGGTCAATTTCTTGCTCAATGCGCTTGGCCCAAGGTGCAATTGTGTGACGTGCAAACTGCAAATTCTGCTGTTCTACGTTGTTAAACGTCGTTTGGCTCGGTAGCTGCACGAGCGACGTCGGTACGCTGTATATGCGGCAAATTTCCTCCGCTTGAAACTTGCGCGTTTCAATAAACTGCGCTTCATCTGGCGTAATTGTAATGCGTTGGTACTTAAAACCAAACGGCAGCAGCTTGGTCCCTGCGTTCATTGCGCTTTGGTTCCAGCTGTTCTGAATAACGTCCATTTGTTCCTTGCGCAAGGGCTGATCTGACGCAAGTACGCCTGTCATTTGCCCCTTTTGCCCAAAATACTCGCTGCCAAAGTCCTGTGCCGCCTTGGCAAGGCCCATGTTTTCGCGATGCAAGCGGATTGGCGACATTTTGTTCATGCAGCTAATCTCAAGCATATTATCCTGAGTCACTGCGCCGTAGTCGCGGATAACAAATACTCGTTCGCCGTCTACATCCTTTACATCAACGTCGTAGTAGCTCACTGGCACCAGGCGCTCGGCATAACCTCGTGCGTTGCGCTCAATAATGGAGTAACCGCATCCGTACATGAGTGCGCTTGCCATCACATTCTCCCAAAAATCAAACGCGTTTTGGTGCTCGTTAGGCGCTGACGTGATCAGCTCGTACGATGGGTGTTGGTTGGCTACCTCAATGTTGCGCCCATCACGCACGTAAATTTCAAGGTCAAGGCTGCTAATCGTGCTTGCAATGTTGTTAATGCAAGCGTACACAGTGCTAATCGCCAGTGCGCTTTGTTCGGTGACGTTGACTCCGCTGCGCACAATGGGGTTAATGCCCATTTCGGCCTCCAGTGTCTGACTGTTGTACTTACCTACTCGGTAACGGAACAAGGCGCTAAGGCGTTCGGTTAGTGTGGCCATACGTTGCGGGTTAGCTTATAATATACGAAGTTTTCGTCACAAGTCAAAAATCTCAAGCATAATATCCTCCTCGCCTAGCGTGTGGCAATATTCGTTCATGGCAATGATGCTTGCAATCACGCCGTCGACCTTTTTGTTCTCTTGGCGTTCCTTGGTTACACGCTTGTTTTCGTTTACGTCAGTGTAGACCACTGCGCATCCCATTTGCCAACGCAGACAACGGTTGCCGCCGTGAATGATTTGACCGCGCATTGCCGCCATTTCAAACTCTTTTGTAGGTCCGTTCATGGTCGTAATGTTCTGCGCCATTGGTGCCATGGCAATGTTGTCGGCCTCTAGCTCGCTAACGATGTACGTGCTAAAACGTGGGTCGTAGCCAATTGACCTGACGTCATATTTGGCGCACTGATCAGCGATGTAATCCTTAACGATGCGATAGTCGGTAACGTTGCCTGGCGTTATCGTGATGTCGCCTTCGCGCTCGTAGGCCATGTAATCAATCCCTGCGCTTAGTTTCTTGGTGTGCGCCTTTTCTGAGTTGACAAATTGATGCACAACAAGATAAAAACAGTCATTGCTATCGTCACGAAACAGCAACGAGAATGCTGTAAGGTCTTGAGTAGATGCAAGGTCAAGCCCACCGTAAGCAGGTAAGGTGCTAAGTAAGTCATACGGAATAGGTTTCTTGCCTTTCATCCAAACGTCGTCAGGAATCCACGCCGTTTCTGCTGACGTCCAAATGTTCAGGTGCAAGCGCAAAAAGCTGTTTACCATGGATGGATTAGCCTTTGCGTTCTGTACGGCTTGGTCAAAGTAGCTTTTGTGGCAAATGCTGCCATAACCTGGATTGGCCTTGCGCCATGTTTCTTCTTGCGTCCAGTCGTCGTCTACGTCCGCGCAGTACAGCACAGGCAAAAACGTCGGGTCGTCAATAATGCCGTCGCGCACTTTCTCGGCGTACTCATGCACCTCGTAGCAAATTGACGCGCGATCGTGGCCAGCTGTAGTCAGTGCCATCACAAGAGGCTGACGACGCGCACCCGTGGACGTGGTTAGTACGTCCCACAACTCACGGTTGGGCTGTGTGTGCAGCTCATCAAAAATGACCGCATGACAGTTTAACCCGTGCTTGGTGTATGCCTCGGCGCTAATCGACTTGTACCAAGACGACTTGTATTTGATGACGTTGCGCAGCACTCGCGCCCGTTGCGTTAAGTGCCGATTGTTGCTAATCATGTCGCGCGCTATATCAAAGACAATATTCGCTTGGCCACGATCTCCAGCAGCGGAAATAATTTCTGCGCCAGGCTCGCCATCAGCGAACAACATATAGAGAGCAATAGCAGCAGACAGATTCGACTTGCCGTTTTTACGAGGAATCTCAACGTAGCACGTCCTGTACCGACGTAATCCGTTGGCATCTTTCCACCCAAATAACGGTCGTATGATGTCGTCTTTTTGCCAGTCCTCCAGCAGAAAAGGCTTGCCGCCCAGCTCGCCTTTGACGTGCGTACAGAACTTCTCGATGAAGTCCACTGCCTTCCCCGCCGCCGCTTCATCAAAGTGATATTTGTCGCTCATAGGCTTGTATCGCTTTAAAAATTTGCCAGGCTACCTGTGGCACAATGGCGTTGCCGTATGCCTTTATGCTTTCTCGTCTCCACTTTGAAAAGGTGATGCCGTCCAGTTCTTTGGAAAGCCCATCATTTCCTCCACAAACAGGGGGGACAGTTGGGAACTCTGACCAAGGAAACACCTTAAGCTTTTGCCGCCTTGTGCGTACTGCGTCCTGTGGTCTGCTCCCGTTGTCGGTGTAGGCAACAAACCAGACTCGATCGCGTCTGTGGGGTGCACGGACGCCAGCAGCTGGAAGTACGAACGGTTGTACGGCGTACCCTTGAGACTCCAAGTCAACGCACACCTCTTCGAAGACCAACCCTCCATTCCAACCAACAAGGCCGCGAACGTTTTCGCCCACGACGTAGCGCGGGGCGCATTCTCGAATAACGCGCAGCATCTCCGGCCACAGGTGGCGCTCGTCCTCCTTTCCCTTTCGCTTTCCTGCGAGGCTGTAGGGTTGGCAGGGGAACCCTCCTGTAAGTATATCAATTCGTCCAGCGTAAGCTGTCGCGTTGAGTTCTTTGACGTCTTCATGTTGTATGGCGTTTGGGAAGTGATGTTTGAGAACTTTCCGTGGGAACTCTTCCCACTCGCAATTGAAGACATTTGTCCAGCCCATCCATTCGGCGGCAAGGTCAAAGCCTCCAATTCCTGAAAACAAGCTTGCGTGTGTCATCCAAAAAACTCTGCATTCTCGTCTGCTGCTGGCTTGCCTTCTCCAATCCAGTTTTCCAATCGTGTGATGATAATCTGCTTGCGGTGGCGTGCCTCTTTTAGTTGTTGCCACTCTGGGCGCATGCGGCTGTAGACGTCGCCGCTTTTTCCGGTCACTTGGTAACATGTGCCGTTCGTGTTGCAGTACGCTTGCAACTCTGTTTCTTCACAAATCACGCACGCCAAGGTGTAAAGCAGTTGGCACTGGCCTGGCGTTAAATCTGTGCGCTGCTCGTATTGGTTAAGCAGCTCATTGTACTTCTTGGTTTGGTTTGCTGTCATGTCCCTTTCGGTTTTTACCTGCTCCGTTGCGCGTCTGACAGACGCTGGGATGTATGTGTATGTGTTAATCATTTTTGCAATGGGCTACCCCCCTGTCATTCGTAGGTGATGTACAGAAGCTCGTCGTAGTAGTCGCCCCATGTCCACGTCACGTCGTCGTACCAGCCTTCTCCTTGGCACTCTTGCGTTGGTGGCACGGCTTGCACATGGCTTGAAATGGACCGTGCCAAAAGTTGCCGCCCTGCGTTACTGGCTTGATGTGGTCCACAACTGTGGCCGTCCACCCACACTTGACGCATATGGGGTTGTGTGCTAGGAATGTCTTGCGTAGTTGCTTCCATTTGTAAGTCCAGTATCGTTTGTCTTGCTTGCGTTTAGCATAAGGTTGTGCCGATGACTCGTAGTGTAAAGCTCGACGACTCTTGCGGTTTATGTGCGCCACGTCTGTATAGGTCTTTGGTGATA